CTATGGTGCACACATAACAGGTGATGGGGAACAAACCATCGGTAAAATCTAAACCTACGGTGAGCGTAGAAGGAAAGTTTCTTTTAATTGCGAGAGTAGTATAACGGTTATTACATCGGCTTGCCAAGCCGAGGACGGCGGTTCGATTCCGCCTTCTCGCTCAAGTTGATTTTTTTTTGGACAACCATATATTTATATAATAAAGTGGTCGTCCATATGAGAAATAGAGAAAAAAAAGAAAAAATTTGTTTGAACTGTGGGTTAGATATTCCTAACAGAAATGTTTATTGTGATAATAAATGTCAGTTAGAATACCAACTTAAAGGTAAATTTCTTCTATTGGAAGAAGGAAAATTTGAAACATTAGGTAGAGAAGATAATATAGATGTTTTAACTAAAAAATATCTTATTATAAAACATGGTGAAAAGTGTATGAGTTGTGGGTGGTCAAAAACTAACAAATGGACCAAAAAAATACCAATACAATTAAACCATATAGATGGAAACCCACACAACCACACAATTTCAAACACAGAATTATTGTGTCCAAATTGCCATTCTTTAACCGAGTTTTTTGGTAGACGAGGTAAAGGGAGAAAATGGAGATATGATGAATAAATATGGCTCGTTAGTAGAGATGGTTACAATGTCGCCCTGTCACGGCGAAGGTCACGGGTTCGAGTCCCGTACGAGCCGCCATGTATTTTATAAGAATGTTTAATAAAATAGTTAAATTTCTTGTTTCCTTAGATACTCACAGAATCAATTCTATGATTCATTGTGGTAAATCGTTTTTTTAATAAGGGCTGTCATGTACCAAGGCTTGGCGTTTCTCCCTTGCAAGGAGAGAGTGGTGGGTTCGATTCCCACACGGTCCACAAGTCCGTGACTTATTATTTTCGGGATGTAGCGCAGTCCGGTAGCGCACCTGGTTTGGGACCAGGGAGTCCCAGGTTCGAATCCTGGTATCCCGACAAAAAATTTTCCAATATCAAAAATATTTCTTATCTTTGTACCATGAGCGATAAACAAAGAATCAAAGGAATGATGATAGGGCTAGTATTATGGGCCTTTTTAGTAATCTTCGTAGTTATTTTTATGTCAAGTTGTGGAAAATCAAAACCTATGGTTGAACCTGGTGACGTTGTTAAAAAAATTGTGGTGGATTCTGTGGAAATTCTACCCCCACATTCAACGATAGAACCTGACAATCGTTATAGGTATTTTACCTCAGATAGTTCTGAGTTTATTTCATCAACAAAATACAGGGTTGGTGACACCATAACTTGTGTCTACAAAAAACTTTAGTAGTCGGAAAAATTGATAAGGGTTTTGATTCTATCAAACTGTTCTGATAGATTTGAATCTTTTGGAAATTGTTCTTCTTTACCATTTTCCATAACAAGATAGTCAATCTCCGCCCCATAAGGTTTGGTAATCATATTGCTCAAATCGGATAATATTCTATCTTCCAAAGACTCAACAAAACCATTATCACCATCAAAAAAATCTCTGTCTAATTCGTAGGACATTTCATCGTATTGTGGGGAATCTTTTTCTACTTGAGGATAATATTTGTCCAAAAATTCAAAACTGTCATTACAATCGTAAATCTCTTTTATAGTTAAGGTAATGGGGTCATACTGGGAATGGTCAATTGTTACTTTTCCGTTTGGGTCTATCGCAACTTCAACCCTATCAATATCATCAAGTCCATATTGTTCAATATCCGTAATTAAATAATCAATGTCGTAATGTGGGGTTTTTAATTTATATTTTTTACCAATAAAACTTTCTATAAGTCTAACCCAATTTCTTTCACCGTAATATCTTTTTGCTAACTGAAGTATATCATTTCGTTCTCTTGGAATATTGAACATACGAAATGGTGTCCTATCAAAAAAGTTTGGACCACCCTGTTTTTCCCAATATTTTGAGATGGCTTTATATTGTTGTCTAGTTATTCCCACGATAATAAATATTTGTTTTTTTGGTTTAGATGATATATATTTGTATAACAATTAAATAACCACAGTTATGACTTTCCCAAAAGATAAAAAACCAATCAATCTTGACAAGTTGATTGAAGTATCAAACGACAATGAGGTTCAAATCAATGTTGAAAACATGGTATATAAAATGGGCGAAGTTATAGAAATACAAAAATCAAAACAACCTGTTTACATTGAAGATGAGTGGGATAACATTCACGGAGACGTAACTCACTTCAGATAATTTAATAGACGGGTGGCGCAATTGGTTAGCGCAGGATTCTTATACAATCAAGGTTACGGGTTCAAGTCCCGTCTCGTCTACAATAAAGGGCCCTTAGCTCAGTCGGTCAGAGCAGGACACTCATAATGTCAAGGTCGTAGGTTCGAACCCTACAGGGCCCACAAAATTATTGTCATAACGACATTTATTTGGGAACTTCCATATTTATTTATTATGGATTTTACTCAAATTATTATAACATTATTAACTTCCGTATCATCAGTTGTTGTTGCATTGATTACTGCGGGATATATCCGTAGAAAAGATGACAAGTCAAAAGAAGCAAAATCTAAAAAATTACTCGTTGACCAAATACAAAAAGACGAACTTATTCATGCGAGTTTAAGGGAAATTAGAAGGAAATATAATGCAGACAGAGTCTTCATTACACAGTTTCACAACGGTGGGACTTTTTATACAAATTCACCGATGCAAAAAGCATCCATAACTTACGAAAGATGTTCTGATGGATTACAAAGAATTGCCGACAAATTTCAAAATTATTTGGTTAGCAATTTAACATGGTATGCAACAAAGACATTAAAGTATGAGGCATTCTTTTATGATGTTGAAGAAGTTGTTGACGATATTATAATGAAGAGTTTATTTAAACAATATTCTACTTGGGCACACGCTGCGGTTCCAATCTTTGATAATGACCAACATCCGATTGCGGTTTTGGCTATGGATTGGGTTATTTCTGAACTTCCTGTTCAATATGTGGATGACGAAGATTTTAATGAAGAAATGATTGATGATTTTAAACGAGACGCAAACTCACTTAAGGGATATTTAATGTAATAGAGATTATGAATATTTTAGGAAATACTTTCACTTGGGGATTAGGTGGTTATGATAATGGACCATTTGGGCATAAAGGTTCAAATTGGAAAACAGAAAATGCTTGGGACCTAAATACACAATCAGATACTGATGTATATTCTATAACTGACGGTACTGTAAGTAAAATTAAAACTTTAAAATCCGGTAACAATCATTTGTTCGGAACATCAATTGAAATTATAGGTAAGGGAGATTACCCAACTATTTTTTATTGTAATTTATCAAGTGTAAAAGTTAGGGTTGGAAACAAAGTATATGTTGGTGAAAAAATTGGTAAAGTATCTCCATCACTTGGTGGTGTACAAAGTTATCTACACGTTGCACTCCCTTACGGTAAATATATTTCTTCATTAATTAATTCTGATGGTTCAATCAAAGGTTCTGAGTCAGAAACACCAATTGTAAAAGACAAAGAAAAGAAAGAAAAGAATGTTGAACCAAAATCTAAAACAAGTTCTGACGGTGAAGACATTGGTACAAAAATTACAAAAGCAGTTGTTGGAGCAATCAGTCCTTTAGGAATCGCTACCGGTCTTTTTGAAGAAATTGAAAGAATCAAAAAACTTATAAAATAAAAAACCCCCATCTTAGATGAGGGTTTGATAAAGGTCAATGTAACTTCTTATTATTTTGCACCAACGGTCTTAACTTCTTTAACTTCTGTCTCCTTAGAGCAAGAATCTTTACAAGTTGAGTCCTTAGCACAAGTGTCTACTAACACACTATCCATGATAGTTGTGTCGTCAACAGTAGTTTCAGTTGAGTTAGAGCATGAAGCAAATGCCATCATAGTTACAATTCCGAATGCGATAAATAAATTTTTCATAGTGTCTGTTTAACAATTATACAAAATTAAATATTAAAGAAAAAGCGTAAGTTCAATATATTTATAAAGAAATTAAAGATATTTATCAATTATGAAAGATTTGAAAAAAATTATACATGAAAGTTTGGGTAGAGTTCTTGAAAACCAAATGGCGAGTCCTGTTGGGATGCAAGGAATGAGCGAAGCACCAAAACCTGACGCTAAATCAACTAATGAAAAAAAGGCTGATGTTAAAGTTCCTGAAACTTGTTTCGGTGGTCCTAAAAAACAAGCCGGTGGATTGGTGGCTTTGATTCAAGTCTTGATGAAAGACCACGACAGAAATGGTGAAAGAGCTGTTGAGGAAATTAAAAGATTCTCTGAAGGTAAATCAAAACCAGACCCAAAAGAAGTGGTTCAGATTTTAGAAAAATACAACAAACACAAATACTTGGGATACGCAGGTTGTTTCTAAGTTAAAAGATATTAAAAAGAAAAGGTGGTCAATGACCACCTTTTTTTGTTTGTGGAGGTGGAGGGTATCGAACCCTCGTCCAGTCTACCTTGACCGAAAGGTACTACACGTTTAGGTCAACATTTGCTAATGTTCCGAACTTCACAATTCCCTTATTTTATAGTGGTTCGGTTTACTGAGAACTAATCCTCCACTTGTTTCTTTTAAGATAGAAACCACACCTCTAAAGACTTCTGTTCCTAGGTTGTATGTCTCCCGACCTGAGTGTTATAGCGATTAGGCTACAACTGAAGCTTCTTCACGGAACAAACCGCAAGCCGCCATGTTATTTAAAACGTCGCCGTCTAATTTTTTTAAATCAGTTTTTAATGAGTTAATTCAGCTCATACGTGCACCTGTCAACCAACAATACCTGTCGATTCCAGTCACCCCCATATTTCAAAGAACACTACAAATATAGTACAACTATAAATATATTCCAAGTATTTATAATAAATTATGAAATTGGTTCAAATTTTATCAGAGGCAAAGAAAGACGATGTCAAAAAGGAATTACTAAGCAAGTTCCCTGATGCCGAAACATATATTGATGCTGCAATCAGGTCCGATTCAACTGGATACAAATATATGGATTATATCAAAAAAAGTTTTGAGGATTTGTATCCTAAACTTAAATCTTGGGATAATGCCGATAAAATTTTTGAATATTTTGACAACATAACTTGGTGGGAAAAAAACTACAACAAAATTTCCGTTGATGATTTAGATTCAATTTATGAAGATGCAAAAGCGGATGGTTCAACAGGAACATTACTCTCCACAATATCAAGTATTAAACCTGAATCAGTAAAAGATATAAATTCTTGGGACATTAGATTATTAAAATATGTCAGAGACTTTATCAATCAGAAAAAAACAAGAAAAGAGTTGGAAAAAGAAGCCAAGTCAGGTGCTGAGTTAGTTTTCCAATCCCCAAACAAAACCGTATTGGTTTTCAAAGTCAATACACATGCGGCATCTTGTTTCTATGGTGCCAACACCAGATGGTGTACAACATCAAAAACAGGTCCGGGTCATTTCCAAAGAGAAACTCAAAACTATGTTTTATATTATGTTATTGACAGAACGAGAAATAGGGGTAAGATAGCCGTTCAGGTCCCAAGAACTAAAAGGGGTTCAATTATCACTTGGAGGGAAGATGACCAAAAAAAAGATTTACAATACTTGATTGAAACTTACCCTGAAGTTGAGGAATTTTTTGGTGAAATGATAGGTAAGTCACCATCAATCAATTTTTTGAAATCTTATGACCCTGACAAAGAAGAATTTTCTTGGAGAGCCGCCGAATATCCCGATGAACTTATTTCTTCAATTAAGAATGTTAAAGACCCAAAAACGGAAGAAGTAAAAACCATTGTAAATATTAGATTTCAAGGAGATGAGAGTTTTTGGGACTTATTTTCTGAAGATGAGTCTGAGTATGACCGAGCAATAATTGACACAATAATGAGTTCTTATGGCTCATCATGGGATTTTTATGATAGATATTCAATGGATGATGAATGGAATGAAGGTTACATATGGCGATACGCCACTGAAGAACAGAAAGAAAAATTTTCTGAGTTGTCTAAAAAGTTATTTCCAAACTATATTGAGTATTTGACTCAAAACGATTTGGAGGGAATGCCAAAAGATTTTAATGAGGCAATTGAAGTCGCATTTTCATCTGAGGTTAGTGATATTATTGATGAATACACATTCTCGTTAAACAATAGAGCAGAGGCAAGTGTTAAAGAATATTTGTTTGATGAATATTGTGAAATATTTAAACCGTATGGTGCCGAAACTGTAAGTTGTTTTTATTCATATTTGTTTCCAAAAGAAGGTTTAATCCAATTGTTATCTGAATATCCGTCAACGGACATCTTTAATTCAATGAAAAGATACGTTACAGAAAAAATCAGTGGACCATATGAGTTACAAGATGTAGGATATCAACAATATGGTGATGACTCGGAAGACCATTTTACGTATTTTAGACAAAAAATTGATAATTTAATAGATTCTATGGAAACGGCTTTGGAAAGTGATGATACTGACTTTGCAAAAAAAGAAGAAGAGTATAATAACTTCATGAAGAATTTGAAAAAATTTAATGTTGGTCCAGGTAGTTGGTATAAATTACCCGCAGATAAAAACTACGAATTTAAAATTAGAAGTGTTGATTTTAAAGAAGGTACCGTAGATACTATAGTTAGGTCTGTAAAAACAAATACAGTGACAGAACACAATCCAACTTACGAAGAATTTATAACTTTATTGTATAATTACCAACTTTTTAGATAATTTTTTTGTATCTTTGCATACAAATGGAAAGATTGCAATTATTAAAGGACGTATTATCCGTTCCAACCTGTACTTACAAGGAAGATAAAATGGTTGAGTTTTTGAAAAACTACTTAACAGAAAAAAACTATGACTTTTTTGTTGATGAACACAATAATGTTTATGTCGCCAAAACTTCACCTGAATTTGAGGGTCAACCTTTTCCATGTGTGGTTGCTCATACCGATACCGTGCATTGGGGTATGAAACCAATTAACATTAAAGAGGAAATTAAGAGAGATTTCCAACTCAAAGAAAAATTAGCGTTAAAAGGTTATGATGATGATGGTCATCCGTCAGGGATTGGTGGAGACGACAAGGCTGGTGTCTTTGGTTGTTTAGTTTGTTTGGAAGATTTACCTCACATTAAAGTGGCGTTGTTTGTTTCTGAAGAAACGGGTTGTCACGGCTCAAAAAAAGCGGATGAAAATTTCTTTTCCAATGTTGGTTACACCATCCAATTTGACGGACCTGAAAATTATATGATTACCGAAGTGTGTCACGGTGTTAGATTGTTTGACCGTGATAGTGAATTTTTCAATGTGATTGATTCCGTATTCAAAGAGAAGATGGAATATCACGAATATATGATTCACCCCTACACTGACGTGGCTATGTTAAAAAAGAAGTTTGACTTTGCCTGTGTGAATATCTCCATCGGTTATTACAACTACCATACACCACATGAATATGTTGTCTTAGATGACGTAGAAAGAGGTATTGACGTGTGTAAGACAATCATTGAACGTCTTGGTAATACCAAACAAGAATATGTATATAAACCTATTAGGATGGATTATAATTCTTGGACTTACTAAATAGAAAAGGGGACATTGTCCCCTTTTTTTATACCCATATATTTATGATGTATGGGAAAACTAATTCTTACAGAAGAAGAAAAGAAATCAATTCTAAAATTGTATTTGAATGAGGATGATTATCTTTCCCAATTAAAAAATTTTTTTAGACCAAATAAAAAACAACAAACATTTAGGTTAGAGGATATTGTTTCCCCAAATACTTGGACTCACGCAACTTTGTCTGATGAGTTAATGAACACCTTAAAACAAGGTAATAGTTTTATTGGTAAAAAAGAAGATTTAAGAAAATTTAACATTCCACATAAAGGAACGTTCGCCACATTTGTAAATCAACATTCACCAAATTTTTTAAAGGGGGGGTTATTTCACGGTTTCAAACAACATCCTTATTTAATAACAACTGAATTACCTGACGAAGCCTTCCAACCTAATTGGAATAGTAAAAACTATAGCTCTTTTGAGGAAAGTTCAAATGTTGGTGTGTTAAAACCCGACTACAGAAACGCAAGTAATTTTAAATTATGGAAAAATGTTGGTGATAATGAATATATTGAATACTAAAAAAAAAGGGTCTTACGACCCTTTTTCTATTTTGATTGATTCATCATACATGAGGATGTAATGTTCGTTTTCCACTACATTACCCACCAAGTATTCTTCTGAGATAAAATCTTCTACTTCATCCTGAATTGCTCTTTTGATTGGTCGTGCACCAAATGCCTCGTCAAATCCTACCTTGGCAATGTGTTGAATCATTGACTCGTCACAAACGAAGTGTAATTTCAACTCCTCCAAACGAGTAATCAATTTTGACATTTCAAGACGAACAATTTGTTCAATTTCAGGTTGTTTCAAAGAGTTGAATACAATAACTTCGTCAATACGGTTCAAGAACTCAGGAGAAAAATAGTTCTTCATCTCTTTTTGGAGAATCTGACGTTTGTATTCTTCTTGAGTTGATGAACTTGATAAAGTATTGAATCCAATACCGTTTCCAAAATCTTGAAGTTTTTTTACACCCAAGTTTGAGGTCATAATAATCAAACAATTTTTGAAGTTAATTTTTCTACCCAAAGAATCGGTCAAGTGACCTTCGTCCAACATCTGTAACAATGTATTGAAGATTTCTTTGTTTGCCTTTTCAACCTCATCAAAAAGGATTACTGAATAGGGTTTGTTTTTAACCTGTTCGGTCAACTGTCCACCTTCATCATAACCAACGTAACCTGGAGGGGCTCCAATCAATTTAGAAATGGTGTGTTTTTCTTGGAACTCTGACATATCCACACGGATAAGGTTGTTTTCACTACCAAAAATTTGTTTTGCCAGTTGTTTTGCCAAGTGAGTTTTACCTACACCTGTTGAACCCAAGAAAATGAATGAACCGATGGGTTTATTTGGGTCTTTAATTCCCAATCGGTTTCTACGGATTGATTTTGCGATTTTGGTAACCGCTTCTTCTTGTCCGATAACTTTATCCATCAGTGATTTATCCAAACCAATAAGACTTGTTTTATCATCAACGGAAATTTTTGATACCGGAATTTTAGTCATTGACGATACTACATCTAAAACAAGTTCCAACGAGATTTCTCTTTTCTTTTCAGAGATTTCTTGTTCATACTTTTCTTTCTCCGCCTCCAATTTTGCGGAAATTTTCTTTTCCTTGTTCCTCAATTCTGCCGCTTCTTCATACTTCTGTTTCTTCACCACTTCTTTTTTCTTCTCACCAATTTCACGAAGAGCCGCAGTTAATTTTTCAATACTTTCAGGAACTTTTGCCTCAACTTGAGCACGGGCACCAACTTCATCCATAATGTCGAACGCTTTGTCGGGAAACTCACGGTCTGTGATGTAACGGTCAGCAAGGTTTACACATAGTTCAAGTACTTCATCAGAATAACTTACTTTGTGATAAGACTCATACTTACCTCTCAAGTTTTCAAGGATGATGAGTGTTTCTTTTTTGGATGGAGAATCTACTACGACTTTTTGGAATCGACGTTCCAAAGCCCCATCTTTTTCAAAGTTAGTACGATACTCGTCTAATGTTGTTGCTCCGATACATTGAATCTCTCCACGAGCAAGTGCGGGTTTGAAGATGTTGGATGCGTCCATAGAACCTGAAGCATTACCGGCTCCAACGATGGTATGAATCTCATCGATGAAAACTACAATGTCAGGATTTTTAGAAAGTTCGTCAATAATAACTTTCAAACGTTCTTCAAACTGTCCACGGTATTTTGTACCCGCAACAATAGAAGTCATGTCTAACAAAACGATTCGTTTGTTCAAAAGGTTTCGTGGACAATCTCCGTTGAAGATTTTCATTGCTAATCCTTCTACGATTGCAGTTTTACCACAACCCGGCTCACCAATGATAATAGGGTTGTTTTTCTTTCTACGAGAAAGAATTTGTGCAATTCGTTGAATTTCTTGTTCTCTACCAACTACAGGGTCCAACTTACCTTCAGACGATAGTTTAATAAGGTCTTTAGAAAAATTGTCCAATACTGGTGTTGATGAACCTCCACGTTTTGTGGACGGTTTGATGTTGTCGTTATCGTCAATAGAATCAATCATGTTACAAAGATAATAGTTTTATTTGATAATTCAACTATGACAATTTGTCAAACTAAACTGACAAAATGTCAGGTTTACTTGTTTGGCATAGTTTTGTATATTTACAGATACAAAGATAAAAAATAAAAATTAGAAAAAAAATATGTTTAATTTATTTGGAAGAAATCACGGAAAATCTCTTAAAGAGATGATGCAGGAACTTGATGAAATGATGGAATCTTTAAATTGGGAAGAAACCACTAAACCTAGTGACGAAATTACTGAAAAGACTGAAAAGGGTAGTGATGATAATGGTGATTGGATTAAAACCACATATATATCACCTAGTGGTGTTAGATACTCCATGACCACAACCTATTATGATGGTACACCCAAAAGTTTTAATAAACCAAAGAACGAGTTATCAGTTTTGAAACGTCAGTTAGAAAAAGCTGTTGAAGAACAAGACTTTGAAAAAGCGGTTGAACTCAGAGATAAAATTAAAAACTTTGAGACCAATAAACAAGAAATTGAAAAATTGGAGACCGAGTTAAAGACTGCGGTTGACAGTCAGGACTTTGAAACGGCAATCAAAATACGAGACCAGATTAAAAAAATGAAATCCTAAAGTAAGACCCTCAACTAAAGTTGGGGGTTTTATATTTATATACTATGAAGCCTTGGGAATCGTATATTGAGAAGTTGAATGCCGACAAAGATGTTCTTGATTTATACGAAAAATTCAGAAAATCTTTACAGGATTTTAATATTCACGAATGGCAATTAAAAAAAGGTTATAGAATACCAGGTACTATATACACAATTAGAGGTGAGGTAATTAATGGAAGATATAAATTGGAAGAAAAGTTAAAAAACTATGGTATACTACCAAGTGAGGAAATTCCAATGTTTAATAATCATATTTTAAATAAATTTAGAGAAATTGATGATAAATATCCTTTACAAAAAGGAGATGAACCTGATTATTTGAATGACGAGGATTAAATTATGGGAATCAAAAACCAAACAATAGAAGGAACTAAAATTATTAACGAGATTGAATCGTCTAATTTAGTAAAAACAATTTATGATACCGCAGATAGTACTTTAATTGCGGAATTTAAAAATGGGTCACAGTATAAATACGAAGATGTCCCACACGTAGAATATGTAAAACTTAGAAGTGCCGAATCACAAGGAACATATTTTAACACACAAATAGCCAAAAAATACAAATACTCAAAAGTGTAGTATTTATTAAAGATGGCTTCACAAGAAGAAATTATTAGTTCGTTTGAACCTAAGGATAAATTAAATCCAAAAATTTGGTATACACCAAAGGGTGAGGACACGCCAAAAATGCAACCTGAAGTCCGTGAAGCACTATTAAAATCTGCTCAGGAATTTATTGAATATGTTAAAGTAGATTTTTTCTTTTCTGATATTGTAATGCCAGGTTCTTTGGCTAATTACAATTGGTCAAAATTTTCAGATGCCGACGTTCACATAATTGTGGATTTAGACCAATTTGATAAAGAGGAAATTCCTTTGTACCAAGAACTTTTTAAAATCAAAAAAACTTTATTTAACAACACTCATAATATTAAGGTTAGAGGATATGATGTGGAAATGTATATTGAAGATAGTTCTGTTCCTAGATTTTCACAAGGAACTTATTCCATAATGTTTGATGAGTGGGTATCAATCCCCGATAAAGAAGAGTTCAAAATTGATAAAGATACCCTGAGAAAAAAGATAAAAGGATGGATGAACCAAATAGATTTAGTCATAGACCAATCTGAAGATGAAGATATTGAGGGAGCAAAAAAACTATTAAAAGTTATTGATGAGAAATTAAAAAAGTATAGAACTGAAGGGTTAAGAAAAGGGGGAGAACAATCCTACGAGAATTTAGTATTTAAATATTTGAGGAGAAATGGTTATATTGAGAAGTTAAAAGATTTTGAAACTGAGTTTGTAGATAAAAAGTTATCTGTTGAGCAAACAGAAGAATAAGTAAATATTCAACATTAAGCGTATATTTATATAGAAAAAAATGGCAACAGTTATACAACTTACAGCGTGTACAGGAGGTTCTATCATTAATGTGTTGGACCGATATGATGATTATTTAACCGGAGATATAGGATATTTTAATTTTACAGGGGCAACCGAAAGTGGATGTTACGAGGTTGTTGCAATGTCTGGAGGTAGTTCTTCCGATACAATTTTAGCCGCAAATGTTGGATTTACTGATTGTGCTGAATGTCAAAATAGTGAACTTTGGACCATAAGTTCATGTATTGATGGGCTAACATATACCGTTGATTTTGGTGTCAATTCATCCGCGGTAACAGGTAATACTGTTTATTATTTAACTTTTGCCGGAGATATACCCGCAGGTTGTTTTACTGTGGAATTAAAACTTCCATCTGGAGTAGTAGATAGAACTGTTTCTTCCGTTGGATACGATTATAATAATTGTTCAGATTGTATTGCCGGTAATACCGCTAGATACATATTAGCGGCTTGTAGTGGCGGTACTGCGGTCTACATTGATTTTCCAATAGACAACCTACCAGCGGTAGGTGGTAGTTACTATCTTACATTTACAGGAAGTACTCCTGATGGTTGTTATGAGGTTGTAAATACCGCAGAACCTGGTGTGGGTAGTGATTTAGTGGTAACTATGTCTGAAGATTTTGGAGATTGTGTATCATGTTTAAATGAACCGACACCAACTCCAACACCAAGTGTTACTCCTACAAAAACACCGACACCAACGGTTACTAAGACACCAACAGTAACACCAACTAAGACATCCACACCAACTCCAAGTGTAACAACAACAAAAACACCGACACCAACTAATACCGTAACACCAACTAATACCGTAACACCAACAAGGACAGTAACACCTACGCCAAGTATTACCGCAACTAAAACTCCAACACCAACCTTAACTAAAACACCAACTAATACACCAACACCTAGTTTTACACCAACAAATACGGCATCACCAACAGTTACTCCTACTGTTACACCAACAAATACGGCATCACCAACAGTTACTCCATCAGTAACTCCAACACAAACTAATACACCATCACCTTCATTCACTCCTTTTTTCACAATTGAGGAGGGTACTGAATATTTTATGTGTGTAGTTTGTCCTGAAGAAGGATTAACAGGATTCACATTTACACCGACTACGGTTCCACATCCTGTGGCATCAAACGCACAAGAAAATATTTCCATTGTACAGATGGGTGCGGTAGCTATTGGAGGACCAAACGGATTAAACAACTAAAATAATATCAAAAAAATAATATATCATGGCAGATTTAAAACCAATAGGAAGTGAAAAACTTCAAGGACAAGAAAAATTAGCAAGAATCATGGAAATTGCTAGATACAAAGAAACTAGTCCTAGTAATATAAACGAAACAGCAAAAGATGAATTTTCAAGAATCTTAGCAGATGGTAATGAATATCATATTGTTAAAGAAAAAGTTGGATATATCATTAAGAAATCGGTAAACGAATCTTTGGAGTATACTGAACCTATGAAGAATAGAAAGTACTATTCAAGTTATTCTCAGGCACTTAAAAGATTAAATTTGTTAGCAAGAGAAATGAATGCAATTCACGAAAGTGAAGAAGAAATTTCATTATTTGGAGAACAAAAAAAGTTTGTGTTAAAAACACCAACACCACCAGCACCTGAACCTGTTGCAGAACCTGCGGCTGAATTACCTCCACCAGCACCTGAGGCGGCACCTGAGGGTGGTGAAGACATGGGTGACATGGGTGATATGGGTGATATGGGTGCGGATATGCCTGAACCATCGGCAGATGAGCCAATGTCAGACATTGACGCGGCAGAACCTGACGACGAAGAAGAAGTTACCATGAAAACCATTCAAAAATTGACAGGCAAATTAGGTCAAAAAATTAGAGTAATTAATGACTCAGTTGGAATGACTTCAGATGATGTTAAATATGTAATAAATTCTGTGTTGTCCGCATTGAATCTTTCTTTGTTAGATGAGAACGACAAACAGGATATTATGGATAGATTAGAAGAGGCACCTGAAAGTTCTGAGGAACCAATGGGTGGAGAAGATGAACCAATGGGTGACGAAGGTGATTCATTACCTGATTTAACAGATTTAGGTCTTGATGATACTGAGGCACCTGCTGAACCAGCAGGAGAAATGGCTGAATTGGAAGAAGAAGGTGGTCCTGAGAAAGGTTACAAACCAGGAAGCAACCATCCGTTCACTACCAAAGTATCCAAAATAATGGATTCAGTATTTGCTGAATCTAAAGTTGACAAAGTTCTCAAAGGTTATTTTAATATTTCTGAATCAGAAAAGAAATTTAAAAAGAACGTTGAGGTTGAAAAACATATCGATAGACAGAACCACATCAAGAAAACAATTTCATCAATCAAAAAATTGAGTGAAACCGTTGAACAAGAAATGGCTTCTGAATTTATCATTAAAGAAAACTCAGATTATAGATTGTTGGGTAAAACAAACAAAAATAATTTGGTGTTTGAAAGTGAAGGAATTCAAATCAAAGTTACTCCAAAAGGTGAAATTCTATGAGTCATCTAATCTATGTAAATAGTTTAGGACCCAATTATAAGGGTGACAATATATATGAATTTATCTTTAGTGAAGAGTATGATGTTTGGGGGGAGGAATGGGACAAGAAACCAGCTCATGGAGCACCACAACCCCCTGAATTGCCTTATGTAAAAAATGTCGGAATTTTGAAAAACTCTAATATTACATTAGAATTGGTTCAGAACTCCGACTATTTTGCTGTTACAGACGCTATGGAAGATGTAATAGCATTAGCGTGGGAAACTGATGAATCATGTGAAAACGAAAAAAGATTAGTTTTCAAATTTGGTGACTCAGAAAAAATAATAAAAGACAAATTATACGAAAGAGATTTGTTATTACATTTTGACAAAGAAGAAATCTATGAGAACTAAAAAAATATCATTTTTGATGGAGAATGGTTTACCATCAAAATTCTTAATTAACTTATCTGATAAGCAAGTTGATAACTTATATAACAAGTATTTGAGCGAACAACCACAACCGATTGTTAGAACAAAGACTGTTAAACAAATAGAAATTCCAACAGGTAGTGAAACTTCTGTGGGTGGCGTTTCTGTCGCTAATAAAGCCGGTAAAACTGTTGTAACAACGACTGCCGAGGGTGAAATGAAGGAGGATGATACAATTGAAAAAGACCCATTCCAAACAGTGTCCACTCAAGACAAAAGACAAGTAGGTCCAAGTGATTATGGTAACAACCCAACAAAAGACGCTGAAATGGATGCGGATGATGCTGATGGTATGGACATTTTGGAGGCTAAGAAGAAGAAAAAATCTAAATACAATCCTTGGGCGGTTTGTACATCACAAATGGGTAAAGAGTTTGGAACGACAGAAAGAAGTGATTGGTCTAAACCACAAATGGCAAAATACGAAAGATGTGTTAAAGATGTTAAAAAATCTATCAAAGAAGGTAAAGACCCTTACGAATCTTTATTGGAATCACACATTATGGAGTTAGTTGGTAAACATGTTAATGAAAACATGCAACTTGTTAGTTTCAAAAAATTGGACAAACCGATTGGAAAGATGTATTCTTCTAAAAAGTCAAATCCTATGGAAGCAGCAGAACCAGCGGTAAAACCAAGAACCGCACCACCAAAAACAAAACCTGGTGTAAAACCAAGTAAACCTAATCCTTATCAACCACCAAAGGAAACTCCAAAAGAAAAACCAAGAGCACAAGATTATAAATCAATGTTTATTTCGGCTTTGAATCAATTGTTAGGAAAATAAAATGGCAAAGAAATTAAGAACTGAGGCTCCTATGGATTTTGGGGATATGCCCGAAAGACCATCATCAGGTATCCAAAGAAGATTGGCTGCCGGTGAAACTATTTTTCAGGGGAATCCAGCTATACCACAGGTTCCTGGCGAATCTTCTTATTTGGAAAAAAATGCTAGTCAACGTTTTGCGGAAGTAATTCAAATGGCTCGTAGATTTACCGGAAGACAAAATTTATCTTCTGATTCGGTTATTCGTATGTTGGCCATGGAAATGTTAGGAGACGTTCAAAAAGTTATGAGCGTTGAAATGGGAAACCCACAAACTATGGAGAAATTAGTTAACTTTGCCATAGATATTATTCAAAAAGAATACAACATTGATGATTGTTCTTATTTGTTTGACGCTCAGTTTGTTGATTTATATGGAATTCCCGCATCTCAATTTAGAACCAGACCTGAACCACGTCAACAACAACCCGACGATGATGAAGATGAGGAAGAAAGTGATGAGGAACAAACGCCCGATTTTTCATTTCCATCTTTTGAAATGGAAAGAACTGATGAAGATTTTGAATTAGAAAAACATAAGAGACAAATTATTAATGCTTTAGTTCAAGGAAGTGCAAAAAAATTCCATTGGATTATTTTGGACCCGAATGTAAAATCGGCATTAGATGACATTGACCCTGACTTACAAAGAACATACGCCAAAATTATGGCAACAAATGATTTGTTATATTGGTCAATGGATGATATGATTCAAGCCATGTCTTCTTCAGGTCAAGGTGCTGGAGGTTCTGCTGAAGCCAACTTTGATGAAGAAAATTATCCACAATGGCAACCAGGTCAAACTTACAGAAAACGTGATATCGTAAATTACAACGGTGCTGACTATTTGTGTCAAACACAACAGGTTCAATCCCAAGTAAATCCTGAAGACGATGATACCAATTGGTGTCCAAAACCTCAGGTAAAACTTACTGTTAGAGCAACTACATTTGTTATTATGGTTCACGAATTAGGTAAGGCGGTAGAATCAGCATTAGCTAAATTTGGTTTACCTGAAGACCCAGTAATTGCTGCGGATGTTATGGGTCAAACAGACACAATGATGGCAGAACCTGACCAAATAAGAATCGGTGTTGGTATGGTTGGGCAATTGAGAAGTTTGTTACCTGATGAATTATTCAAAGACGATGTAGGTGATTTACCTAACTGGTTTAAAATGTATTTTTATAGAAAACCTGCTGAAGAATTTTTATTATTAATTAGAAATGTTTTGTCCGAAAATCCTAGAGATAATGAAAAGGCAAAAAAAGAATTTGAATATATTTTAGCTCAGGCAAAAAAATCACGCGAAAATGCGTCTAAAAAGGATGGTGATAAAGACTACGGTGATGATGAAGACTACGGTGATGATGAAGACTACGGTGATGATGAAACACCAACATTACCAACAGACGATGGTGATGACGGATTTGAGGATTTAGATGATTTCCTGAGTAGTATGGGAATTGGCCCTTCTAAATAACAACAGAACCCTATATTTATTGATATAGGGTTTTTTTATGGCTATAACTAAAGAACAATTACTTTTAGAAACTGCAAGGTGTATTAAGAATACACCATACGCACTAAAGACTTATCTACATACGTACGATAACACACAGTCAAAATACGTACCTTTAGAGTTATTTCCTGACCAAGTTAGACTTATTCAGGATTATGATTCTCATAATGAAAATATTGCACTAAAGTATCGTCAGGCGGGAGTATCAACGGTAACCGCCGCTTGGGTTTCAAAACGATTGGTTTTTGCCAACAAAAACAAACCTGAAAAAATATTGATTATTGCCAACAAATTAGACACTGCGGTAGAAATGGCAAACAAAGTAAGAGAATTTACCGAACAATGGCCAAAATGGGTCAACGTTGGATTCTCACCTGAAAAGAACGCCGCAAGACACTTTAAACTAACAAACAAATGTGAAGTAAAAGCCGTAGCAACATCAAAAGATGCACTTCGTGGTTATACCCCAACCATACTTATATTTGACGAGGCGGCGTATATTGATGCCGATGATGACTTTTGGGCGGCTTGTATGGCATCACTTTCCACAGGTGGTAAAGTGATTGTAATATCAACTCCAAACGGATACGACCCAATTTATTATAGTATCTACGAACAGGCCGCAAAAGGTGTTAACGAATTCAAAGTATCTGACATGTATTGGTATCGTGACCCACGTTATACCAAAGATTTATATATGGTTAAAACAGATAGTTTGGTTGATTTCTTGTTAGACCGAAACAACTACCCTAACACAGAAATACTTGATTTAAGTGGAGACCCATACCAACGTGATATTAACGATATCAAAGAATTAATGAACAAAGGTTACAAACCATGTTCCGCTTGGTTTGAGGCGATGGTTAAAAAGTTAAAATATGATAAAAGAAAAATATCTCAGGAATTAGAGTGTAACTTTTTGGGTTCAGGTGATAACGTATTTGACTCAAACCTACTTCAAAAAATTTCTGAAACCATGATTAAAGAACCATCATCAAAAATGATGGCAAATAGTTTGTGGATATGGAAAGAACCTGTTATGGGACACAAATATGTTATGGGTGTGGACGTTTCTCGTGGCGATTCTGAAGACTTTTCATCCATACAGATTATTGATTTTGATGAAAGAGAACAAGTGTTGGAATATGTTGGTAAAACCCCACCTGATATGTTGGCCGAAATCGCCTACAAGTGGGCGACCATGTATTCTGCATATATTGTAATTGATATCACGGGTGGAATGGGTGTTGCCACATCAAGAAAACTTCAAGAACTTGGATATAGAGATTTATATGTAGACGGTGTTGAGTTGGGTAATAAGTGGAAATATGACCCAAAGACAGCAGACAAAATACCCGGTATTAACTTTAACTCAAAACGTGTCCAAATTATTAGTGCTTTTGAGGAGGGGATGAGACACGGGTTTAGAATATATTCATCTAGATTATTAAATGAGATGAATACTTTTGTTTATCTTAACGGAAGACCTGACCACATGAAAGGTCAACATGATGACTTACTGATGAGTTTGGCAATGGCTCTATATGTATGTGAAATATCGTTTACCCAACTGAAAAAAGTTGACGATTTAACAAAAGTTATGTTAGAGTCTTGGACGGTTAATTCTCACGACAATTCGGCAATAACAGGGTTTAATCCAAACATTCCGGTCTTTAACGATAGAGAAAGTGATAAAAATGTTTACAGAAATCAACCAACCAGACAAGATTATCAAGATTATCGTTGGGTCTTTGGTGGAATGGGGTTTAAATAAATCAATATCAAATTATATTTAATGATATGAGCGAAAATATGACTATATGGCAGAGGTTAACCCAAACCTTTGGACCCGATTCCCTTTTGGGTCAAGATGCCCCTGTCTACAAGTATGATAAAAAAGAATTACTTAGAACCACTGACAAAAGACAATATGAGTTAGAAAAACTCCAAGCACAACAAACTGCGTTTCTTTCTAATCAGTGGGCAAAAATAGAAAATAATCTTTACCAACAAGCCGTATATTACGAACCAACTAGACTATCCGCATTTTATGATTACGAGAGTATGGAGTACACTCCTGAAATTTCTGCGGCTTTGGATGCATATGCTGAAGAATCTACAACGGTAGATGAAAACGGATTTATGTTACAGATTTATTCTGAATCAAAAAGAATTAAATCAATTCTAACTGATTTGTTTAACAATGTTTTGGACGTTAACACAAACTTACAAATGTGGACAAGAAACGTATGTAAGTATGGTGATAATTTTGTGTATTTAAAACTTGACCCTGAGAAAGGGGTTGTGGGTTCATTTCAGTTACCAAACATTGAGATGGAACGTATTGAAAGGGGTATGACACCAAATACAGTTTCAACCGCAGAAAACGAACAAAAAGCATTAAAATTTGCTTGGAAAAATAAACAAATGGAATACCAATCGTGGGAAATCGCTCACTTCCGTTTGTTAGGTGACGATAGAAGACTTCCTTATGGAACATCCATGTTGGAAAAAGCTCGTAGAACTTGGAAACAATTAATTTTGGCAGAAGATGCGATGTTAATTTATAGAACATCAAGAGCACCTGAAAGACGTGTATTTAAAGTTTATGTTGGAAACATGGACGACAAAGACGTTCAACCATATGTTCAAAAATTTGCAAACAACTTTAAAAGAGACCAAGTTACGGATTCAAAAACAGGTAATGTAGACATGAGATATAATCAGATGGCGGTTGACCAAGATTATTTTGTTCCTGTACGTGACCCATCCTCACCAAGCCCAATTGATACTTTACCAGGGGCACAAAACTTATCCGAAATTGCTGACATTGAATATATCCAAAAGAAATTGTTAACTGCGTTGAGAATACCAAAAGCATTTTTAGGATTTGAAGAAACTGTGGGTGATGGTAAGAACTTATCATTATTAGATATTCGTTTTGCCAGAACAATTAATAGAATACAAAAATCTATGATTGCCGAATTGAATAAAGTGGCAATTGTTCACTTGTTCTTATTAGGTTTTGAAGACGAATTAGGTAACTTTACTTTAGGATTAACAAACCCGTCAAAACAAGCTGATTTATTGGCTATTGATGTGTGGAAAGAAAAAATGTTGTTATATAAAGACGCAACTACGACTATTGAAGGTATTGCACCAACATCGCAATCATGGGCTAAGAAACACATACTCGGATTCTCTGATGAAGAAATTAAGTTGGATTTACAACAACAAAGATTGGAAAGAGCAGTTGCCGCTGAATTGACCAATACCGCAACAGTTATTACCAAAACAGGATTGTTTGATAATGTTGATAAACTTTATGGTCAACTTAGTGGTCAAACAGGAGGTGGTGTACCAACACCAGGTGCTGAACTTGGTGGCGGAGGTGACTTTGGTGGCGGAGGTGACTTCGGGGCACCACCACCACCTCTTCCTGGTGGAGAACTTGGTGGTCCACCACCGGGTGGAGAAGTACCACCTCCTCCTGGCGGAGAAACGGTTCCTGAAGGAAGAGGAAATAACTATAACATTTTATTAGAAGGTGATTTCTTAACCCCAAATGATTTTTTAGATTTAGGTAAAGGAAGACAATCTTTAGGTGATATGGACGATGAATTGGGTAGATTATTAAATTCATAATATTTATTATCATGAACTTTGGAGAAAAATTTAGTAAAGTAGAATATTTGTTGTCAGAGTCTTACATTGGTAAGACACTTTCTGATGATATAAAAAAATTCCAAAAATTAGTTTTGGAAAATAAAAATTTATCAAAAATGTATTTCTTGTATTCTGAATTATCAAAAGAACAAGGATTTGATAAATCATTTGCTGAGGAGTATGTTAATGAATCTATTTCTCAGATTAAAGAATTATCAAAAGTTGTAAAAACAACAAATTTTGACAAATGGGTATCTTCTACTGTATGTGAAAACAGATACAGTAAAATTGATGATTTGGTTAATACTGACCCATTAAAGTTAAAAGAAAAGATTTTAGCTAAGTCTAAAATTGTTGAATCACTAACTAAAAAACCTATCCAAAAAGAAAGTTTAAACATTCCATTATCTTCGGTTGAAATAATTAGAAAGAATGTTGTTAAAAACTATATTGAGTCTTTAGACGAATCCACCAAAAGTAATTTAAAAGATATTTTGGGAAAAAATGATGAAGAATTAAATGGTTTGTTTGAAGGTTACAAAGAAAAAACTTTAGACAAATTAAATGTTTTATCTGAAGGTAATCACGATGATTTAACAAGAAATAAAATTAATGAAACAATTTCATCAGTAAAACAGGAAGAATATAACAAGTACAACTACGTTAAGTTAAAAAACTTATACGAAGGGTTATAATTCTGTTTTTGATTGGATGGATTGTTTAAATTTTGCCTTTTTCATTTTCTCTCTTTTTTGAGTTGTTTTCTTTACATACTCAGTACGTTTTCTTAATTCTTCATTTTGTTTGGTTTTAATAACCTTACCTTTGAGAATCTTTAAGGCTTTTTCCAATCCGGTATTTTTATCAATTTCAACTTTTAACATATAATTTAAATACACGCATAATTTAAAAAAAGTTTGACTGAAATACATTCTGTTTGTATATTTTTATAAAATAAACATTTTATATGTACAAAATTAATGAAAAAAGGAAAAACCTCAAAAATAATAGGATTTGATTCTATTAAAGTGACGTATGGTACTGTGGACTCTAAAAATTTGAAATCGGTTTATCTAAATATTCAAACATGGGCAACTCCCCAAATTATAAGTGATAATTGGAATCGTGTGGTTGCAAACTTAAGTAGAAACATAAAACACAATATATTAGATGTGGTTGATTTAGAAACATTCTTACCAAACTACATTGTTGATTTGGATTTACGAACAAGCGGAATTCAAATAAATAAAAAAAGTTTTGTCAATTTGGAAATGACTTTTTTTATGAAAAAAGAAATGGATTTCAAATCAAATGAATTAAAAGACAAATTGAAAAAAATAGCAAAATTCATTTATCAAGAAAATATGAAAAAAAACCCTTATTTTGATTTTACCGTTTCTAAACTTGAAAAGGAAATTATTTAGTGTTCCAACATATTTATAACTAAAAGTTATGAAGATATTAGGACCTAATGATACAGGACGTGGTATATTGATTGAATACGATGCGGGGTACTTATCCCCAAACGAAAAGAGCAATCTTCATTTGATGGAACAAATGAAAAAAGACATGTTGGACTATTCAAAGCCGTTTGAGTTTTATGCCGTATTACAAAAATATAATACACCAAATAGAAACGGAAGAATTTATCCTGAAAGAATTTTAAAAAGAGAATCAGACAACTATAAAAAAATGATTCAAAAAGGAACATCTCTTTCTGAATTAAATCACCCTGAGTCATCATTAATTGATTTGGACCGTGTGTCTCACATAATCACGGATGTTTGGTGGGACGGAATTATTTTAATGGGTAAATTAAAATTATTAACTTCACCTGGTTTTCATGAAAGAGGTATTGTTTCTACAAAAGGAGACCAAGCGGCTAACTTACTAAGACAAGGGGTTACTTTAGGTATATCTTCTCGTGGAGTGGGTTCCTTAAAAAAGGTTGGGGATAGAAATGAAGTACAAGACGATTTTGAATTAATTTGTTTTGACTTGGTGTCGTCACCATCAACACCTGGTGCATATTTATTCACCGACCCATCTGAAAGAAAAAACTTTGAGGAAAACTTGGAAGAAGAAGCTCAAAGAAAATCTCAAGGGTCAATTGATAAATCGGTTGACTTAATGAAGAAATTGTCCGATTATTTAACTAAGTAATATTACACAACATGGACGAAAAATATTTTGTAGCAAAAGTACAGTACGAACTACCCGATGAAAACTCAGGTAAATTAAAGAAAATCAGAGAAGAAAAATTGGTAAAAGGTTACTCAGTAACCGATGTCGAAGCCAAGGTTACTTCACGATATCAAGGATTTCAACATGATTGGCGAATCACTTCGGTATCTGAAAGTAAGATTGACGAAGTAATCGAAGATTAAAATTAACCCCTCCAAAATGAGGGGTTTTTTATTTTTATTGGGTTATTGTGCCCAAAAAAATAACTTTTTTCAAGTTGGGGTATATTTATTATGTATCAATTATTAACTTGAAAAATGACTGAAAAAGATTTAGTCCAAGAAGCATTACAACAAATGAAAAATTTGGAAGATGTAGTGCAGGAAAATGCAAAAGGAATACTTGGGGCAACTATGGCTCAAGAAATCTCTGAATTGGTAAAAGAGTCTTTATCTAAAGAGACTAAGAACAAACAATTAAACGAACAACCCGAAGTAGATGACGACGATGCAGTGGAAACTGACATTGAAGTTGGTGACATTGCTCCTGATATGTCTAACATGCCTGATTTAGGTCTTGGTGATGATGAGGATGATGATACCAAAGTAATGGGTGATTTGGATTTCACAGATGATGATGATGATGAAGAAGACGTTGATGTCTATGACGCTAAGATGTTAGGTGGAGACGAACTTTGGAGTTTATTCAAAAAAATGGACCCTAACAAAGATTCGTTCGTAATTGACAAAGATGGTGAAAACATTCACATCAAAGATGATGAAAATGATGTTGAATACATCCTAAAAATGAACGAAGAAATGGAAGAAGATATGAACGAAGAAATGGACGAAGAGATGTACGAAGAAATGGACGAAGAAATGGATGAGGCTATGGACGATAGCGATGAAGTAGTTTACGAAATCACTATGGACGAAGAAATGGACGAAGAAATGGATGAAGAAATGTATGAATCTATGGACGAAGAAATGGATGAAGAAATGTATGAATCTATGGATGAAGAAATGGATGAGTCTATGGACGAAGAAATCTACGAATCTGAAGACGACGAAGACGACGACGAAGATGATGATGATGACGACGAAGATGATGATGATGATGAACCTGTGAATGAAGCAAAATACATGATTAAACCTGTAATGGGTAAAATGAAGAATAAGGGCGAGACCAAAGAAAATAAAACGGCTAAATCAGCAACTAAAGGTTTGAAAAAAGCAGAATCAAAAGAAGGTAATTACATGTCAAAACCTGTAAAACCTACAAAACAAACTAAAGTTGATGGTTATAAAAAAGAAACATTACCTGAAAAAGGTATCTCTAATGTTAAAAAATCTGAGACCAAAGAGTCATCATTTATCCAAAAACCTAAAGGTGTTGGTATGAAACCAGGTCAAAAGAAATTTGAATATAAAGAGGCGGCCAGAACATACGGTAATGGTTCTAAAGAAGGTCGTGGTTTAAGAAAAGGAATCACTAATAACAGAAATTACGTTTATGAAAACGAATTGTTAAAGCAAGAAGTTGAAGTTCTTAAAGAAAAGAACGAAGAGTACAGAAAAGCTTTAAATGTTTTCAGAGAAAAACTTAACGAAGTTGCGGTTTTTAATTCAAATTTGGCATACGCTACAAGATTGTTCACTGAACATTCTACATCAAAACCAGAAAAAATTAACATTTTGAGAAGATTTGATGATGTTGAGTCGTTAAAAGAGTCAAAATCTCTTTACACATCAATTAAAAATGAATTATCACAAAATTCTAACAAAGTTGTAACAGAATCTATTGAAAGAAAAATAGATAAAACTGCATCAACAGGCTCAGCAACTAATTTAATTGAGTCTAAAACTTATGAAAATCCACAATTCTTAAGAATGAAAGATTTAATGAGTAAATTATAAAATAAACTAAAATAAAAAAACAAAAAAAAATAAAATGGGAGCATTATTAGAATCAGGTCTAGTAGGTAACATTGGTCTTAAGCACCTTAAAGTTATCAAAGAAGACACTATTAACAAATGGGATAAACTAGGTTTCTTAGAAGGACTTAAAGGTCACTTGAAGGAGAACGTTGCACAGTTGTATGAGAACCAAGCGTCTCACTTAATCAACGAGGCAGCTTCTACGACTGACTCAGGTTCATTCGAAACGGTTGTATTCCCAATCGTGAGAAGAGTATTCTCTAAATTGTTAGCTAACGACATCGTATCTGTACAAGCTATGAACTTACCTATCGGTAAATTGTTCTACTTTGTACCTAAAATTCAAGGTTATTCTGGTGGTTCATTGAACGACGCAGGTTATGGTGATTACTCAGGTCAGCACTACGCACCTGTAGGTTCTCCAGGAAACTACCCAGGTGACCCAAATCTTGGTTATACTCAAGTAAACGCAGGTTCAGGTGACTACAACCCAATCTACAGAAAGAATCTTTACGATTTGTTCTATGAAGGTAATGAAGCACAATTAGACCCTCCAGGTTTATTTGATTATTCTAAAGGAAGATGGTCAGCTATCACAGCAACAACTTATGTTCAAAGATGGGTTGGTAGTACTTTAGTAAACTGGGGATTGAGTGCAAACACTGAATACAGAAAAGTAATCATCAAGATGAAAGGTTTCGCTAATAGCGGAGCTGGTAAACTTATTGGACCAAATGGTAACGAAATGGACACTGAAGAATTCTTGTCTGACTTACAAATCAGAACTTTGGCATCAGCAGGTGCATCAGGTACTGGAGCTTTGTCAGGTTTGACTATGAGTGATTTACCAGGTGTTTCTCAACCATTGTTGTTCAGAGTTGTAACTCAAATTTACGGTAAAGGCATTGTTAACTACGGTTCAAACACACAAACAGTTTGGCCTTCAACAGGTAACGGTGGTTCTTACTACAACACTTGTAATACTGACGGAGAAATTATCTTAGAAGTTGATTTACAACAACCAGTATGTATTGATTGTGCAACTAACAGTTTGGACGGTTATTCAGGATATACTACAGGTGGTGATGGATTAGAAAGTGCTGAAGCATTCTTCGGTATCTTCAGAAGATATGAAGAATTGGAATTTGAAGATAAAATTGGTGAAGTTTCTTTTGATTTGGAATCTGTAACAGTTTCTGTAACTGAAAGAAAATTGAGAGCACAGTGGTCTCCTGAATTAGCACAGGACGTTGCGGCATTCCATAACATTGACGCTGAAGCTGAATTAACAGCTTTATTGTCAGAACAAATCGCAGCAGAAATTGATAGAGAAATCTTGAGAGATTTGAGAAAAGGTGCGGCTTGGAACTTGAGATGGGATTACAACGGATGGAAGAGACTTTCTCAAACTACATCATACACACAAAAAGACTGGAACCAAACTTTGATTACGGCAATCAACCAAATCTCAGCACAGATTCACAAATCTACTTTGAGAGGTGGAGCTAACTGGATTGTTGTATCATCTGAAATCAGTGCAATCTTTGATGACTTGGAGTACTTCCACGTATCAAACGCGGCTCCTGACCAAGACCAATACAACATGGGTATTGAGAGAGTAGGTACTTTGTCAGGTAGATACCAAGTTTACAGAGACCCTTACTTCCCAGCTAACACAGTATTGTTGGGTCACAAAGGAACGTCTTTGTTAGACACAGGTTACATCTACGCACCATATGTACCTCTACAATTAACTCCAACAATGTACAACCCATTCAACTTCACACCTATCAAGGGTATCATGACAAGATACGCTAAGAAAATGGTTAACAACCGTTTCTATGGTAGAATCACAGTTGATGGTGTAAGAACATTCGACTTGAGAGAATTGAGATAATCAATCTTAACGTAGATAAAAAAAGGGTCCTTAACAGGACCCTTTTTTATTTTACAGATTTTTCAGAATTAACTATTGGAATGTATGATGTTTTTCGAATAATTTTTGAAACAATTTCAGTTTCTATCAGATTAAAGGCTCCTCTATTAAATGCGGATTCTAACGCCTTAATAGTTAAAAAGTTTATCTGAACCTCATCCATAGTATCAATCATACTATCAAGTTGAAGTGTAGAATCAAAAGTAATTGTGTCAAAAATGGTTCCGACGGTTTTTTTATTGTCCATAAAGAGATATTTATTAATATAAATAAAAATGAAAAATAAGTCAATTAATGAGGTAACATCCGCATCTAATAGTGGTAATTACAAAAATCCAATAACAATGGCTGCAAAAATTTGGAAAAACTCTAACATGGGTGCGTATACAATACCAGTTTCAGATTATTTGAGTGCACAATTGGCTTACGATAGTTATGACGGAAATATGGACGATTACACAAAAGAAGAAATTTCCAAAATAGAAAAAAAAGCCGAAAAACAATCTAAAACCGCTGAAAAGTTTTTTAGTCAAAATGATGAAGATGGTAATCCGTTTAATGGTTATAGTCCTATGGGAAATCCACTTGCAGGAACACCAAAGTCCGTTTACAAAAAGGCAAATTTACCAAAAAAAGAGAGCGAATCAATTTATAAAAACGAAAAAATTTCAGAGGCAACAAGTACTAATTTAACATCCGGACCTTACACAGGTCCTGTTGAGTTAGGTTTAAAAAAATGGTTGAGAAGTCAATTGTCTCCTTATGAAAAATTGTCGACACATGAATCAAATAAAAAAAAGAAACAAAAAACTATGAAAAATAATATTGAAACAGTTGTTGGTGTTTGGGAAAAGGGTAAAGATGGTTCACATAAAATACCAACACATGATGTTCATACTTTAAAGGAAGATTTGGGTGTTTGGTTTGGAACTAAAAAAAAACCTAAAGGTACTAAACAACCAAAAGGTCCTTGGGTAAATATATGTAGAAAAAAAGAGGGTGGTGGACACCCACCATGTGGTAGACCAGATGCAGACCCTAAAGGTTACCCAAAGTGTAGAGCCGCAGGTGTTGCATCTAAAATGAGTGATTCACAAAAGAAGGCAGCTTGTGCTCAAAAAAGAAGAGCGGAAAAAAAAGATACTCAAACAGGAAAAGGTCAAAAACCTGTTATGACATCATACAAAACAAAAAACGAATCTCTTAGAGAGTTAATTAAAACAGTATTAAGAGAACATAAGTCTACTTAATATTGTTTGATATAGTTTTTAATGAATGTTTAATATTTGAAGTTATTTCAGATTCAAATTGTTCCCTACGAGATTCTAATTCATTATTAAACATGTTCATAATTGTTTCCATCCCTTTACCTTCAATTACTACAGAGTAACTATATACGTGATTAATTATGTTCACGTGCCTACCTTCAATAATTACATAAATATCCAATTCATCATTTCTAATGTATTTTTTGGGCGACAACGGAGTAATGAGAAGTTTTGTTTCTTTTAAAGGTATTAATTTTTTACAAATATCCACACACTCTCTCTCGTGTTGACTTTTCACCAATCGAGTAGGGTCGGTAATTTTTTGAATTTTTATACCTTGTTTTTGAACAAAACGTTTTAACTTGTGTTGGAATTTTTGTACCATGTGAGTATTATTTTCTCCAAAATTATGGAAAAAAACTTAAATTAACAATAGGCACCTGAACATTTCTTTTTACCATCGTTACCAGGTTGTTTACCCTTACATACTTGGACGGCATAACCATTAGCATATGCGGATGGGTAGACATCAAATTTTGCCTTGGCGGCGGCCTTTCCTCTTGCACACAACTTAGTTCCCGTTTTTTTCCTACCTTCCATCATAGTTCCCATCATTTGCTCGTCATTCATATCTTCTTCACTGTCGGAACCTTTAGTTTCATTCATTAAGAAATCAAAAACTTGGTCCATGTTATTTTTTGCTTCGGCAATATGGTCCTGAGCCCAATCATGTCCATTACTCAATATAGATTCAATTTGTTGTTGGTCCATTTCCAATAACATTTCACACTGTCTTTTCATCTGTTCTAAATTAGAAAAGAACATATATCTTTGTGAGTTTTGGTCTCCACCTTCTTTTAGAACTCTGACAACTAAGTCTTTTAAATCAGATTCTGTCAACTTTATAATTTTTTTCATTTCGAATTTACTATTTGGAATTTTAATTGTTTCTTATAAGTATTCTTATCTCCACTACTATTCACCTGTATATCAATAAAATATTCGTTTGGAATTTTATCTTGGGTGTCAAAAATGAAGTAATACTCGTTTGGTGTTCTGTTTATATTTGTCCAATCCTGAACTAACACTTCTGTAGTTCCTTCCATTACATATACTCTGTATTTGGCGGATATTTTTTGTAGAGTTTCAGCCGCTGAATAAGCTCTCTTTATTACAACACCGACTTTTCTAACATCTGTGTTTAATATTTTTTCACTTTGTTTGATTCCGTAAAAATCAAAACCATAAAGTGCCGGGTCAATACTCATTGAACTAACACTTACGGTATTGACATATTGTTTAACGGCAAATGAGTTTTGAATGTCTCCTAACGAAGCTCCATCCAAATAAACATCTTTCCATATGTCACTAAATAAACAAGGTGTATTATAACCCGTAATTGGTGGTATTGTAACCTCGTAAACACCCCTTGTTTTTAAACATGTTGTCAATCCACTTAAGAATGCGGGAACCGTACCTGTACTATCTTCAATATCTACTGTAGGATTATAATCTAAGTTAGCAAAATCGCCAGCGTTATCATAAACATACAAATACAATTTATTGGTTTTACCTAAGGCGAAATTGTTTCTGTCGTCTTGAATTAAATCGTCATAAGTAGTTAACAAATAGGGTTCGTAAAATGTTTGTGTGTGTCTTGTAAAAAAACCAACAGAATAAGTGTCAGTTAGTCCTGTGATGTTCTCAAATTGAGGTTTGTAGGCGATTACCCAACCAGTAACACCAGTTAAAGAACCATCCAAAATGGAATTAATCTCATTTGACATATCAAACTCAATATCTTCATTACCAAATTCAAAATGTTGTTCATCAACAATTGTTAATGACGAATAATTCAAACCACTTAAACCAACTAAAGAATTTGTATTATCGTAAATTCCAAACTGAGACCAAGTTTCTATTGTATTTCTTTGGTAAAAGTTTGAAGGTCTATCTGAAAAAGAATCAGTATCAAAGAATGTATTGTTAGTGAAAGAACCTAAATAAGAGTTCTGTGTTTGAGCCAAATTACTATAATCATATCCAACCCCTTCGTCCCACGTTTGAGGTGAACCAGTGTCCCCAGAAACCTTAGGAATTCTTAACAAAACCAAATCAAATGATGTTGCTCTTTGAGAACCGGTTGAAGTGGTGGTATTTAATAACGCCTCATCAAACGAACTTGTGTTTCTCATCTTCAAAGTATGAGTCATAGATGAGAAAGAAGTACAATCTGTAGATATTTGTCCTGAAGCGATTTTTTCTTCCAATAATGTTAAGTCCAGTGAAAATATGAACCTACTATAACTGTATGGGGCAAATGAATTTTGGTTTGAACCAAAGTATAACTCCATAACAGGATTTCTACCTGTATTGGCATAACTATTTTCAATAATGGTATTGTTTCTGTTGAAATATGAATTTAAAATTGACATCTATTATAAATATCAATTTAAACGAATATTTTGATTCAATACTTTTTCTGCCGCATTATTTAATTCTTGTAATAACTGTGCAGTGGATGTTCCGTCAGTTCCAACAGGAACCGGTGCAAGTCCATGATATGAATGAACGTGTGAAATTAAGAACTTCACAATTATGTTTAGTAATTCAAGTAATTCTTCTCCCCTAACCAAAGAACTTGTTTGTGGTAATACCGTATTAATAACTTGGTCTTGGGTTAAACCATATATGGTATTTTCAATATCCAAACTTTTGGCTAAATGAGATAATAACAATATTTTATCTGCCCCCATAATATTATAGGTGGTTGGATTTGGGTCAACCTCTGTTGGTGTAACCTCAGAAAATATTGTTTTAGTTGGTTTTCCTGTGGTATTTTCATTTAAGACAATACCAAAACCATTGTCTTGTTTAGATGGGTCTTCATAGTTAGCATCTAAAAATTGAACATTATTATAAAACCTATCGAAGTTATTTTGTGATGTGGTACCTGTTGATGAGTTGATGGTGGTAATATTTGGTTTAAAAATAAATGGAAATCTGTCCCCTAATATTGGTCCACTTTCATCTGTTTGGGCTATCGTTAAATTATCAAACGCTACGTCAGATATCACCGTATTAATTATTTCTAACGCCTCATCAAAATTTACGTTTTTAAATTGTTGGGTAAAAACTATTTGAGATAACGCACTCAAATCTGAATTGTATTTAATTGTTTCTGTCGTGGTATCTCTTGACAGTGGAAGTCTGTATACATTTACAGAACCTGTGAATCTACCAAATAAATTATCTAAATTTTGTATATCCCATTCTACCAAAAATTTAACAAATAGTTCATCTGATTGGAGTCTAAAGGTTTTTTGTGTATCGGTTTTTCTCAGTGTTTCTTTATAATTTGATAATTGAATAAATGCTCTTCTTGTATACCCAATTGGATATTCGTTAACATCTAATTTTTGTGTCTTACCTGCTCTAAGTAAAAGTTCTTCTTCTTTAACAATAATGTCGGCAGAACCCCTACCTAAAATTCCATAGTCTTCAGGGTTTGGAAAAACACCTGCGGATTGTGGATTGTTATACTTACCAAACTTATCCCTCAAAGCCAAAGACCCTTTAATCTGAGCACCTTGACCTGTTTGTTGTTTCATTGATTGGTAATTCTCAAACGGAATCGCCATCGGGGATGAAAACAATGATGGTATATAATAAGAATCCTGCCAAGGATAAAGTGGGTTTTGATAAAGTAAGTTTACTCTTTCGTTTTCCAAGATTGGTAAACTTACAAATATGGGTAACAAAGGTTTTACAACAAACGGGTCTATCGGACCATTGTTTGGGTCCGTATTCCATTTTGATTTTTCTGTTACATTATATGCTTGGGTAACAGCTAATATTGATTTGTCTTCAGGTTCTACGCGAAGTCTACCTAAATTCATTGGGTCTTGGGCATCAATAATTAACCCTGAATAGAGTATTCTTTGGCTGCTCTTAGTTACATCATTAGCCATTAGTTCTTCTCTTATATTCGTTATGTACTAAATCGTACATTTTTTCAATGTTGTCTAAATGTTTGGTAAGGTCAATAATTAAATCTTTTGTTTCATCGAAATCATCTCTTAAAAAATCCATAACTTTCGTTAAATCTGAGTTTGATTTTGAGTCAATATTTTGAATAATTTCACCAACCTGGTCAATATTTATTTTACCTAAGTCTATCATAAAACAAGTCCTGATTTTGTTACAAAACCGACAGTTGTTATTTGAGCAATATCCGCTGCGGTTATTATTTGTTTAGTTACACCATTAGCATCTCTTTCTCTTTCAACACCAAGTATTTCGGCGTATTTTGCTAATAATCCAATATTTGGTGACCCGTCGGGCATTGGTCCCGTAGGTATACCAATTTTTTGGTATTCTTCTAACACACTGATGTACGCCCTTACCTCGTCAAATCCCGCTCTAAATTCGGCTAAAACTAATAATGGTGCTGGTATGTTTATTGGTGAAGTTTTTAATGCTAATTGAATTGCGTTTAAAATGGAATCAATTAGGTTTTTACATTTTCGATAATCGTCAACAAAATTTGCGATAATAGATGCCGTGGTGATTAACTGTTCGATTACTCTGTAAACTTTTTGTAGTTTATTACCCAAAATATCTTTTGTAATTGATTTTAATAATTTTTTTAAGTCCCCAATTATTAAATCATACATCACTTTAACAAATAAAGCACCTATTCTTGACATTACATTTATGACCAATTTTTTGAATTTTTTTGCAAAATCTTTTAATGAGTTAATGTTGTCCGCCAAGTTTTGTCCTAAAGCTTTCATCATAACAAATAGTGGTAAAAGAACTTTGGGTGACAATAAACTTTTCATTATTGCCTTAGGTACTTCCTTAACAACACTGGTGTTTATTGTTATTTTTAAACTTTCTAATTTTGGCCAATATGGACTGTTAGGAATATCATCAAAAATTCCATTAACTAATTTATCTAAATTATCGGCAGGAAGACCATCTTGAATTTTTTTCAAATTATTAAACAGTCCTTGTTTATTTACAGGTAATTTTACATTAGTACAGTCTTGGAATTCTACAACCCCTTGTCTTGCATTGTTTTCTACTTGGTCAATGTTTCTCAAATCAATATCGTTCATTTCAAAAAACGATTCATCAACACCATCCAATTCAGGAACTTTAGAAGTTCCCGCAACATCAATTTCTTGTCTATCATCAAAACATAAACCCAAAATTCTTTTTAGAATAATCATAAAAGTTTCTTCGTCTTGTATTTGACCAATTCCTTTGTTTGATAAACTATAATCTATTGTTAAAATATTATTTAGAACTGAGGTCCAAAGTGCTCTCATGTCTAAAACTTTGATTGTTTGGTAATAATCAGAAATAAAATCGGTAACTAAATTATCACCGCCAACTCTATTTTTTAAACTAACTCGATATACTTCAGTTGTTGGTATGTATTCAATGTCAAATAAATCTTGACCTGAATATCCCTTATAAAAAGTTCCATGAGTTGTAGAATAAGGAACTCCTTGAATAATTAAATCAAATAAGTTTCTATTCATTGAAAATGGTGACGATTGTACAACAACTGGTTCAGTTTCATAGTGTACAGTACCTGGTACCGATTCGGGACTATCATAAAGTATTTTATATAAATCAATAGACGCTATAGGAATATCTACAACCTGAGGAGCGACATATTTTAATTGTTGGTCACAACCTAACAATTTTTTTACCTCTTCCACAAATATGGTCTCAACTTGTGATTGTACTCGGTTTACCGCTTCAACATATTTGCTTCTGAGAAATTTAGTTGTTTCTAAACTTGTTCCACCACTAATATTTCCTGTACCCGATTGTAACTTTAATAAATCAAAAAGTTTGTCTGTTTGATTTTTAATTTCACGCTCAAATCGTTTTTTACCTGTTTGTTTTTGTAATTGGCTAAGTTGTGTTACAGTTTTGTTCTTAGCTTCTTGGAATTCTCCTTCAGCCCCATCTGCAAGTTTTTTTGATGCAAGATAATCTTCCCTTACTTTGTTATAAGTTGTTGTGGCTTTTATTTTTTCCTCAACCTGTTTATATGTTTCATTTAAATCAACCGGCATTATTTCATTTTAAATGATTGTTGGTTAATTGATTCAATGTCTTTCTGAAGAAGTGCTTGCAACATTTCTTCATCATTTTCATTAAATGAAAGGTCATCTTCTTGTTTAGATGATTTTTCCCAAATTGTGGTTTGTAATTTCGCTAAAGTTAATTTTTTCTCAACAACGTCATTGATAATTTTCTGTTGTTTTTCTAACACCGGCCCAATAAGTGTCATATCTTCAGGGTCTTTTAAAAATGCTAACATTTTGTTTTGTACTCTGAGTGCGGTGTTTCTTTGTTCCACTAACTCATTGTATACTTCCTGTAAAAGTGATAAAATTGAACTTTTAGAGGTATCTATTTCTTTTTTTTTCGGTCTAGGCATAACTATAAATATTTTTTTATTGTTTTTTTATTCCAAAAGACCATTAAGTACTACATAATAAAGTTTTTTATATTTTTTAATTGCACTTCTAATTTCCTTTGTTGACAAATTAGTCATCTCTCTTAACGATAATAATATGACATTTTTGTTAAACTTATTATTTTCATTTCCCAAAAAAATTTCTTTGTAATTTTCAAATAGTTCTTGTAAAGCCAAACCTAATTTTTTTTCGTTATCACTCAAATCGTCCCCATCAATCATTGATTTTAACTCTTCCAAAAATTCAGATATTATGTCTTGGGCATCAACGATTTCGTACTCCAAATAATAAACCATGTCGGGTCTATTTTCTAAATTGGAAGATATATCTTCGTAGGAAACTTTACGATTCATATCTTTTTGGTCTTTAATTATTTGACCCATTAAATAATTTTTACAGATTGTTCCAAAATAAGAATAAGCCTTCTTTTCTTTAGCTGGCTTAAACTTATCTATTTTCGTCATTAAAAAAGAATGAGTATCAGTATGGATTTCTTTAAAATCCATATCTTTTCTGTAAAGTTTGTATCGTCTAATAATCGAGGAAATCATCTTATCCAACGGACCTCTTAGGTATTGGTTATAGATTTCGTTCTTTTCGTTAAATGTTGTTGCTGTCAAATACATTCTAACAGCCATTTCTTCTTCTACATCAAAGTAGTTTTGATTTGTGACTTTACGTCCCCTTTTTCTTGAAAGAACTGTTGTTGTGGTTGTTTCATATACCGACATTAATCCATTTGAACTTCATACTTTATTTCACGGTCCTCAACAAAATAATATTCTTTCTTGGCGGTTTCAATCCAAAATCTTACTTCATTTTCACTCATGACGTGGTTTCCATTTTTGTAATTCCAAAATATTCCACCCTCTCTCATATTCAAGTGTTTGTACCCAAATTTTGGGATAGTCATAATCCTTAATGAATGGTATGTCATTCTTAAAAAGAATTCATAACCAAAAGTTAATTTCATTGTTGGTTTAAATTTACCTAGCTCAACAAACTTATCTTTTTTCATAACCATACCGGCAATTTGAAAATTCTGATACGAATGCAGTATTTCGTTATCTAATATACCTATTTCAGTGGTAAAACTAGATGCAAAAGTTGCTTCATTAGTAAAACCGGCAAAAGAACCTTTTGTGTCGATGTCAATAACTATTGGTAGAAAAATATCAACATCATTGTAATGACCCATATATTTTTCAACATTATCAAACCAAATAGGTGAATATTCATCATCAAACTCTAAAATTGAAAACCATTCTGAATTACAATTTTCAACTCCATAATTTACTTGAGAACAAAAATTTGGTTCTCCGTTATATTCTAATAAATTTACTGTTACACCTGAAAAATCAAAAGTGTTTAGTTTTTTCACCAAATTTTCTTCAGCGGTATGAACGATTACTAATTCTTTAATTTGTCTTTTCTGATTCAAAACAGAAGAAACTGCATTTTGGAAAAATTCGTCAAAGTTTTTTGCCAACGCAGATTTAATGGGTAATATTACTGATATATCAAAAGTTTTCATATTTTAATTTGTTTCTTTTAGTCTATTTAATTGTTCTTCAAAATTGTTGATTCTTACTTCAAAAATATCGTTAATCAAAGTTTTTACTTTGTTATCAAAATTTTCTCTATTTGAAAATTCTTGTGTTGATTCTTTACCGGACTCAATCAATTTAGGTGTTATGTTATCTTCTAACCAATTTAAAACAAAATCGGCAATAATGTCTGTTAAATTCATTGGGTTTTCAATCCAAATACCGTTTTCTTCAGTCATCCATTCGTGTTTCAAAAAAGGTGTTAAACCTATTACAGGAACACCAACTTTCATACTTTCTAAAGGAAACGAACCCCAACTACTTGTAGGGTCAATCCATACGGACAAGAAAGATTCTTTAATTGATTGTGCAAAATCTTTTTCAGAAACACCTCTCAAATCTCTAAAAGTAATCCAACGATATTGTGGGAATCTCAAATAAAATTCTTTAATCAAATTAATACCATCTCTTTGTTCACGAGTATGTACTGAAATAATTGGTTTTGGTGGTAAAACTTGTTCTGTAAATGTTTCAGAAATTAATGGTTCAATTATGTCAAAAGAAACATTTCTCATGGTTTTCATAACCTTAGTTTTCATAACTTCTGAAGTTGTGATACATTTTAAAAATCCAAAGTCAGACCATGATGCACCAGGTTGTAATGTTTCCAAGATGTAATCATATCCTTGTGCGATTACAATTTTAGCACAAGGTAAGTTTTTAATCTGTTCCATTACAAATCCAAAAATTTCTGGTAAGAAAAATAAATCTTCAGGAGCAATTGCCAATGTACCACCTTCAATTGGTTGATGTGGAATTTGACTATATTCACCTGACAACCAAGTATCAATTGGAGTGAAGTCAGATTTTTCGGTCAACATTATTACGTTATATTTGTCTTTGTAAAGAGCTAGTGCGAAATCGTAAATGTATCTTATTGATGCCTTGGCATTACCTTTTGTTTCTTGAACAAAAAAGTAAATTCTGGCGTTTTTATTTTTAATCTGTTCAATAGATTTTTCTAATTTTAAAACTAATTCGTTTTCCATATTATAAACTTTGTATCATTTTGTGTTTAAGTAGAGTATTCCACGCGATTTTGAAAGGAACTGTAAGATTGTTAGACCCTTTATGACCTAACATTTCGTCAGTTTCTTCTTGCTCAGTAACAATGATTTCCATCATCATCTTCACCATTTCATATTTCACAACAGAAATATGTTGGTCGGTATCACCAGTTGTAACTTGTTTTGATTCAATATTGATATAATCATTAATTACGTCCAAATCAAAATAGTAGTTTTCACCCATCAATTGTATCATGTTCTGTAAATTTTTCTAAAATAATATCCAATTCTTTCAAATTAGAAATAGTTAATTCCGTATCAATGTCTTTATTAAATGGCATTTCATATTTTACCATAAGTTTTTCATTATTATTAGATAGTAATACCGGATTTGTTGTAACAATCATATCAACCTCATCCCAAAATTCGTCTTCATTAAATTTGTTAATAAAAACTATCTTATCACACTGGCACGCAAATTTTGAAATGAAAAATAATGTTGCGGGTTTTGCCTTTCCAATGTCATCAGAAAACAAAATAAATCTATGTTTAGTTTTATATTTTTGATACATCTCATCATAATCCCAAAAAGTTGAGTTTTCTGTTGATGGTGCGTGCCCAAATAACTGTATTACAAATTCTTCATACAAAAAATGATAAAACTCATCGTCATCTTTAAATTTAAAATGACTACCAAACTCAAAAGATGTTACGGGTAAATTCATTTCATAAACAAATTCAGAATTTTCGTCCATTTCATCTATCAAATATTTTTGATAAACTTGTTCCATTTTTGTT